CTTCGGATACTTTCGTTTCGCATCCTTCTTCTGTTTTGAACGGCCACATTTTGCGAACGAGCCATCTTTTCGCTTGCTCCCAATATCTACCCATTTCTGATCGAACCATTTTTTTAAACCATTAGACATATTTAAATTTTGTAGTATCCATTATTCCACCCATAGCTTTTCCTGCAGGTTTAGGACCTTTAAAGTCTTTTCTTTTTACACCTGATGGATCTCTCGCTTTACCTGCACAGATTTTACTAGCGTAGGCATTAGCATATGCTGAGGGATATACCTTAAATTTTCTTTTTGCTGCGGCTTTACCTCTTGGACATAGTTTTGTCATTCAAACCCCCTTAATAAACTGCCATAATATTTTTTGTAAGATGGATTTGACAGTTTTTTTCCATCTACAGTCCCTGAAATGAAACTTCCGTAGTAAGGTTGCATAGTTCCACCCTCTTTTTTACTATGAACCTTTTTTATTTTACCTTTATTAGCGGATGCGTAAAAAACAGCCTCACCTTTTTTGTCTCCATACTGATCTTTCATGGATTTCATAATTTTTTTACCTTTTTTAGTGAGTGGCATTATTTTTTACCTCCGTTACGAAATATTTGTGTACCCTTTATACCATAAATACTCGCCACGACAAGGATCCACAGATTAGTGAACCAGCTGGGCAGCTGCGAGAACATCTCGAAGAACAATTTTACCTTATCCATCGCTGTTGGGTCATCTGATATGACTGCATACGCAAGCACCAACACGGGCAGGCTTAAAATTATTAAAACTGCTTCGTCTTTCCAGTCTGATTGTCGAGCTTCTAGTAATTTTCCTTGATAAGCTTCCTCACCACGAGCTTGTCTCTCTGCATGTAGAAGCTGAGCATCAGACATAGCCATCTTTGCTTTTTGTTTGTTAGCGTATATCTTGCTCCCAGCAGATATCGCAAGTTTGATTGCACTAAACCACATTGTTCCTCCTGTTTTTCCAATGTTCAATTAGAATATTTGCTTTTTCTTTACGTCTTATACTAAAATATTTAATACAAAGTTTCAATATGTCGATAGCTTTACAGCCTCTAACACGCCATCTCCATGAAATTTTGTAATGTTTCTTTCTTGGTTGAAATTTTGTTATGTGACCCACCTTAAAAAACTTTTCTAAAGACTCAATAACATCAAAATCAGTCATTTCGCATGAAATAACTGGGTATATATAGATATATCTCTTTTCTTTTTTGTTAGTTTCTAAGAAAAAACTACCTTCACCGTCTAAAATTCCTGCAAAGTACCCTAAATTATTTAACCCCGACAAATTTCACGCCTCTACCCTTCTCTACTGCACCCACACCACGGATGCCATCAGGTCTATGAGGACAGATACCATGCGATCTTGGACCTTTTTTTGGTGGAGGACCAAATCGTTTGCCACCAGATAAGCCACCTTGGCTAAATTCAAAATTAAATTTTTGAGGCTGAATAGTTTTAGGACCTGCAGGTTTAGCTGCTGCTTTTGGTTTGATGCATGGAGGTAAAGTTCCATCTGGACAAAGCCGAGGACCTCGATCATCTCTTTCTATTTTTTCTATTTTTTTTGGTTTTGCTTCTTTTATAAAAGCTTTACCCTCTGGTGAATTTGGTTTTAAAGTTCTTTTTGTTGGATCAGGGTTATACTGATTACCTCTATAAAATTCTCTATACAATCCTTCTTTCCTTGCAAATTTTTGTCTATCTTTATAAGCTTTTTTCTGAGCCATGCCTGCTAATATACCACCTCCTGGAAAGACAGCTCCAGCAAGAGCGTTTACTAAAATATTTTGTTTAAATGGCACGTCCCTCGCATCACCTGGTTTTGCACTAACAGGTGGCTTAAAATTTTTCGGTGGTGTTGGTCCTCTATCTCCACCTCTAAATGCGTCTCTGTTCGCTGATGGAGATGCCGCTGCTGCTTGTGCTGTGGCTGTAGGTTGATCATACTCTCTACCAGCAGCTCCTCCCACTCTAAGTCTTTTAATTTTTCTTCTCACGTGCTTGCTCCTCCTGTAACTTTAATCTACCACGTTGTATTTCCTCTTGTAAAGATAACTTATCTTCTGCTATGGTTTGTTGAGCTTCATATCTACCTTCTTCAACTGATAATCGCTCTGCAGTCTCTTGTGCTTTTCTAGCTATGTCTTGTGCTTTTAAATCTAATTCTCTTTGCTTTAACTGCACCAAAGGATCTTGGTTCATCATTCCTAAAAACTCTGCTTCTTGTTGCACCAATTCATTAGTTAGAACAACTATTCTTTCAGCGACCGCTGAATCATATTGTAGAGCAAAAGCTTCTGGATTTGTTTGTTGTAATTGAACCATATTAGGGTCTTGTAAAAATTGTTGCATCACTTCGTTCTTAGCTTTTAAACTTACGTGTTCAGATATGTGTCCTTGTAATAAAGCATACACAGATGGGTTTGATTGAACCATTCTAGTTCTAATAAATGACATGTGTGCAGAAATATGTGCATCATGGTTTTGTTGTGGAAATGCTTTTGGTAATTGCATTTGTAAAGCTGCTGTGTTTTCTGAAGCTGGGTCTATCGGTTGTGGTGGTTCAGGCTCTGCCTGTAATAACGCATCAATATTTCTTACACCTAACGCTTCATACATTCTTCTGTAGGCTTCGTACATGTTATGTATTTGAGGATTAGCCTGAGCTAATTGCAATTCTGTTTGTGCAAGAGTCACTCTTTGTGACATTGAGAATATGTTTGGATCTGCAACTGGTATAATATCTACACGTTCATCAAAGTCTGTAAACTTAATAAATCTATTACCACCAACGACAGCGTACGGATATTCTGGTGGTAGATACTCACCAAATAATCTAGACATGATTTTAAATTCTTCTTTCATTGAGTAATAACATCTTTTGTGAATTGCAGACATTACTCTTGAACCACGTTCTAATAAAGCAACTGTTGTACCAACTGCTGCTTGTTGATTACCATCACCAACTTGTAAGTCAGCAATTGCAGCGAATCTTCGACCTGCGTCCACACAAAAACCTAACAATTGAAACAATGTCGAACTTGGTTCTTTAAATGGAAGTAACTGAAACTGATCTCTTATGTTACCTCCAGGAGCGTCTACATCTCTAAACTCACCTGGTTGTAATGGCTCTGCATCATCTCTAACTCTCATTCCTCTAGATTTAAATCCTGCTGGTAAATTAGCCAAAGTTCCTGCATCTAATAATTGTCTTAATGCACCAGTTGCTGCTTTTGATAATCCACCAATCATGTGTATTAAACCAAAACCATAGAACCCTAATCCAGGTAAAAACTTATAATGAACAAAGTAAGGTATTCTTCTTTTCATAGGATCGTTCTCTTTGTAATTTCTATAGATACTTAAAATAGTTGTGCTATCTTCATCCATAGTAACTATGTAAGGAACTTTAACACCGTCTTCACTTTCATAACCTGGTAAATCTAAATCGACATGCATCTCCACAAAGTTATAAAGATCCTGATACTTTTGTGGTTTGACACCTTCTAACTCTTGATATTTTTTTTCTGCAACACCTTCTTTAAAAAAGGGCTCTGGTAATTCTACATCTCTATAAAAACCAGATGCAATTCTTTTTGCAATTGTATTTTTAGTTACTCTTTGTACTTCTGAAATTCTTTCTGCTTCATACAGATCTGATGCATTGTAAGGCACAACCAAATCTTCAGCGTGAATAAATTTTGCTTTGCATCTTTGGACTGTTGGGTCGTAAAATATTTTTTTAAATGTAGATCCTGCAAGCGGTAAGAAGAATAACATTTGATCCATCTCAGGTGTATACTCTTCCATAACATCAGTGATCTGATAGTTCATGTAATCTTTAACTCTGTTAGCTTGTTTGATTGTGTCGGCTGTTTCTTTACCAACAACCTGACATCTAACAGGTCCATCACTTGGTAATAATTCTTTAAATGCTTGTGCTTGAAACTGCGTTGCAGCTTCGGCTAATATAGGATGTGTTACACCAGAGGCTCCTGCAAATGGTCTTGTCACCTCTTGATATTTAAATCCTAATAAATCTAAACCTTTAGTATAAGTTTCAATATATGATTTTCTAGCTAATGAATCTTCTTTAAAGTCTGCTAATAGTTTGACACCCAGTTCCTTCAGTTCACCTTCGTCCATGAACTCAGCGAGATTAGCATAAAAGTTTTCTTGAGGTGCTTCAGGTGGTTGATCACCTACAAGAGCATTACCCTCTTCATCTTCTATAACATCTATATTTTCATTAACAGTCAAGTCTTCAGGACTCTGAATCTCAAGATCTTCTTGTTCCTGAACTTCAACTAGATCTTCTCTAGACATTAGTTACCTTTCGTAAATGCTTTACCTATACCACGAATTGCAATACCGATTCCACGTTTATCTTTAATTGGTTTTGGTTTTAAAACTTTACCTTTGAATGTAGGTTTAGGTCTGATGACTCCACCAGCTCTGTATTCTTTCATCTCCCCTCCTTTTTTTACACCGGTTACACCCTTGAATACTTTACGCATTTGAGGAACCTGCCTTGCTACTCTGGCTCTTGCCATTGGATTAGCTTTTTTAGGTTTTTTAGCTGCTTGTATATGTTGTCTAGGTGTAATTCTCATAATTAAAATATAGGTGCAAAATACTCTCTTTTTGGCTCGATTGCAACCAAACCTCCTGTTTTGTAAGATCTCATCTTTTTCTTTCTTAGTATTTTTGCTGCATTGTCAGGTATTTCCATAACAATTG